CTTCGATGCTGATGCCTTAATCAATGACGAGCGTATAGAGTGCCTAATAAGATACAGAACAAACATTGGAGTAAGTCCACAATACTTTATCTCTAATGGCTCTACTAATTATTCTATTAAGAGCATAAAGGAAGTAGGTCGTAAAGATGCTATGGTGCTTTTATTAGAGAAGAATGACGTAGTAGATTTATCACAAACAGCTCCTAATCAATTTGTATTCACTATTGATACAGAGAATACATCTAGTGGCTCTAGCTTGAATACTCAGTTTATGATGCCATTGGTCAGTAGTGGTAGTTATAATGCTACGGTAAATTGGGGAGATGGCTCTAGCGATACAATAACAAGTTACAATCAGCAAGAGGTTACACACACTTATAGTAGTGCTGGACAATACGAAATAAGCATAGAGGGAACATTACAAGGATGGCAATTTAATAACGCTGGAGATAGGCTTAAAATGCTTGACGTAAAACAATGGGGAGTCTTAGACTTATCTACTAACGCTGCTTTCTATGGTTGTGCTAATTTAGATGCTAGTGCTACAGATGCTCCTACTATTTCTAGTACATCATTTTTTAGAATGTTTAGAGAATGCACTAACTTTGACGGAGCTATAGGTAACTGGAATACAAGTACAGTAACAAATATGAGTCAATCTTTCTTTAATTGTTCTACATTTAATAAAAGTTTAGATAATTGGAATGTTAGTAACGTAACTACAATAGACTATATGTTTTATAATTGCTTATCTTTTGACCAAGATTTGAACTCGTGGGACACTTCTAATGTTGAAAATATGTTTTTTACTTTCGTTAATTGCTCACAATTTAACGGAGACATATATAGTTGGGACACTACTAATGTAGAAAGAATGGATTATATGCTTTTCAACTGCGACTTATTCGACCAATCTCTAGCAGCGTGGACTATTGCAAATGTTTCTAACTTTAATAACTTTATGACGAACGCTACTGGTCTATCTACTTCTAACTACGATGCAACGCTAATAGCTTGGGCTGCTGGTGTAGTAGATACTGGTATAAGTATAAACTTCGGTGGCTCACAATTTACAGAGTCAGCTTATGCTGCACGATTTAGTTTAATAAATGACGATAGTTGGACTATTGTTGATGGTGGTATCTTTGACCCAACACCAGCCGATTACATAAGCGTATTAAACACTAGAGTAGTAGCTGCTGGAGGAGTAGTGGAGAACACTACAGATAGCCAAGCATTCTTACAAACATTAAATGACATAAGCTAATGGCAGACGGACTATTAAATAAAGCAAGTATAATCTTAACTCCTACTGGTTACAAGGCTGGTACGCTTTACAACGTAGCGCCAATAGACGAGCCTTATGAGGACTTTGATTTTGCTAGAACTTCAACTGCTACAAGAATTAACTCAAGTGGATTAGTTTCTAATGTAGCTACTGGAGTGCCAAGAATAAGTTATGATAGTAATGGAGATAATGGTCATATATTGTTAGAGCCTACTTCTACTAATCTTGTTACTTATAGTGAGGATTTTAGTCAGAGTTTTTACATAAAAGATAGTGGTGTAAGTGTTAGTACTACAAATAATGTTTCTCCAAGTGGAGAGTTTAATGCAACTAAAATAGATGTAACAGACAATGGTAGAATTTATGCTAATGTTACTTCTGATACTTACGCTTCTAGTGTTTTTATAAAAGCAGGTACTTTTTCTTATTTTAGGTTTCTAGGAAGTAATGTTGATTTAGTTGAAGGAACATTCTCAGGAGGTACTATTGAGTCATTTGCAAATGGTTGGTTTAGAATTAGCAAAGTATTAACAACATTTAGACCTTTTCAGATTCAAGCATATCCTGATGGAACATACTCTAGTCATACAACTTCAGGGAATTATTTTATTTGGGGCGCACAACTAGAAGCCTTATCCTACGCTACTTCATACATACCAACACTAACTGGAAGCACAGAGACAAGAGCAACAGAGACTGCAACTGGTGCTGGTAGTGCTGACTTAATAAACTCAACAGAGGGTGTGTTATATGCAGAGATAGCAGTAAACAACTTACCAACCTTTAAACATATATCTTTGAATGATGGCAGTAGTACCAATCGTTTAAATTTATTTATTTATAATTCGGGTATAACAGTTAATTTTGAAGTTGGTAGTGTTAGGCAAACGAGTTTATCATACACTATACCTAATGTTTCCGATTTTAATAAGGTTGCTTTTAGTTATAAATTGAATGAATTTAAGTTATTTGTTAATGGAGTACAAAGAGCAATTGATACATCAGGAACAGTACCAACTATTAATACTTTTAACTCCTTATCATTCAATAATAGTACTTCCTCTAATTTCTACGGAAAATGCAAAGCTGTAGCAGTATTTGATGAGGCTTTAAGTGATAGCGAACTAACACAACTAACAACGTAATGAGTTTAAGATTAACAGAAATATGCTACCCAGAGGTAAAGAGTTACTACATCGTATGGAACGATATTGATGCTATAGTATCGTATGGAGTGCTAGAGACTTATCAATGCTTAGAGACTAAGTGGGACAATGTAGATTTATACACTAAAGAAATAGATTGGATAAACATATTAATAGATAACGGTATTAACCCATTTCCAGAGCAATGATAGTTTCAGCGCAAATAGATGAGAAAGAGCTAAATTCTTTAATTAAGGACTTAGAGAAACTTAATATGTCTGAAAGTAAAAACAAGACACTATTGAGACAAGGTATGCGTAAAGCTGCTAAGCCTATTTTACAAGAGCTTAAATCTATTGTGCCAGTTGAAACTAAACAACTTAAAAAATCTTTAGCTATAATCAACGGAAAGAATGTAAAAGGTAAGCCACCTACAGTATATGTTGGACCAAGAGTAACTAAGTCATTTGCTACTAAAGAAAAGTCTGGATTTTACTTCTACTTCTTAGAGTATGGATTTAGAGGAATACCAGGACTAAGAATGTTAGATAAGACTGCTGCTAGTAAAGGCAATACAGCTATAAACGGTGTAATAGGAGAAATAAAAAAACTCATTGACAAAAGAATGAAGTAATGGAAATAGGAAAAGTAATATATAATATTTTAAGCAACGATTCAAATGTTGCTCCTTTAGTTACTACAAGTGGCAACTTGAGAATCTTTCCTAGTCGTTACAATTTCCCTACTGACGTTAAGCTACCTTATATAACTTATCAGATGTTTGCAGATGAGCCTAACAACACTAAGAACGGAGTAAGTGAGTATGACTATGTTAGAGTACAGATAAGCATTTATCATAATAGCTACGCTGATATGATAACTCTAGCTGGTCACGTTAGAACAGCTCTAGACTACGTTAGTGGAACATATAGTGGTGTAGTAGTAGATAAGATATTTTACCAAGACCAGAACGAGCTATACGATGATTCTGCTGGTTCTATTGGTTTATATGGTATAGCACAAGATTATAGATTTAACATAAATAGATAGATATGTATAAAGTATATATAAAAAAAGATATTGAGATTCGAGGAGTAGAATATACGAAAGGCGAGTCTTATGAGGTAAGTTTAAAAATTTATAGAATATTAATATTCAATGATGCTTTAGGCAAACCCAAAAAGAAATCTAAAAAAGAGGAAACTTTAAAAGATTTAGATAACTAGTTATTAATTAATAAATTTTAAAATACAATGGCAATTTTCAATGGAACAGACCTCATATTAAAGGTCCAAGAAGCGAATGGCTCAGCAGATGAGTTTAAACTGCTACATTCGCAAAACGTTAGTTTAAGTATCAATGTTGATACGATAGATGTAAGTACAAAAGACTCTGCTGGTTTCAGAGACTTATTAGGTGGTCAAAAGTCTTTCAGTCTTTCGGCTGATGGTCTTTATGATTTTTCTCCTACTGCTGGTACTACAACAGACCCAAGTGACTTAGTTACTCAAATGTTAGCTAGAACTGAAGTTACATTTACTTTCACATATGGAGGTACATTAGCTACTGGAGATACTTATTATACTGGCTCTGGTTTTGTCACTAGCTTTGAAGTTAGTGGTGGTGTGGAAGATGCCCCAGTTTATTCGGTATCAATCGAAGGAAGTGGAAGCATAACACAAGCAGTAGAATAATAATTTCTTTGTTGGTTGGGGTATGGGCTTCGGCTCTGCTCCAACTGACATAATTTAAAACCAATAAAGATATGTACGAAGTAGTTATAATAAACG